CAGATAGCTGATAGTGCTAAGGCTGCTGTAGTAGATGCTAAGAGGCGTGGTGGATCATATGGAAGGGCATTCTCGTAATGGCTATTAGTTACCCTTTAAGTTTACCTACAAGTATTGGTATAGCTCAGATAGAATTTAGGGCAACCAATGCTGTAGCTGTATCAAGGTCACCCTTTACTTACTCAACTCAAGTTCATGCCTACTCTGGACAGTCTTGGCAAGCAGATGTTACTCTTCCCAGTATTCGTAGAGACTTAGCTGAAGAGTGGGTAGCTTGGCTTATTTCCCTTAAGGGGCAACTAGGGACTTTCTACTTAGGTGATCCTAATGCTGTAACACCTAGAGGTTCAGCTAGAGACACAGATACAATCCTAGTAAATGGGGCTACGTCTTCTGGTAACACACTTGCTATTGATGATGCCCCCGCAAGTCAGACGGGATACCTTAAAGCTGGTGACTACATGCAAGTAGGTACTGGAACAAGTAGACAACTGTTTAAAGTTCTAGCAGATGTAAATACGAATGCTTCTGGTCAAGCTACAGTTGACATATGGCCCGATGTTAGAACTACTATAGCCAATAACTCTGCTGTCACTGTAGAGAATACTAAAGGTATATTTAGGTTAGCCTCTAACGAACAGGGCTTCAGTATAAACGAGGCTAGTTTCTATGGGATCTCATTCGGAGCAGTAGAAGTATTATGAGCCGTACAATACCATCAGCTTTACTTACATCTCTTGGTCAACCAGAAGTACACCCTTATTATGCTGTCGAGCTTGACTTTGACAGTACACCTATCAGGCTGTGGACGGGTTACGGTGAGAGAACAATATTAGGCAACATTTATACTGGCGGGGGTAGTCTTTTAACTGTCAGTGGACTTGAAGAAGCTAGTGATCTTTCCGCTAAAGGTATAACCTTATCTCTATCTGGTGTACCCTCTACACTTGTAACTCTAGCTCTTAGTGAGCCTTATCAAAGAAGAGAATGTAAGGTTTATTTTGGTACAACAGATACAACTGTTCCGATAGAAGTCTTTAGTGGCCTTATGAACACAATGACTATTGAGGACAGTGGAGAGACAAGTGTTATCTCAATAGCTGTTGAGAGTAAACTTATTAGATTAGAGAAAGCCAGCAATAGAAGGTACACAGAAGAGAACCACTTATCTCGACATACTGGTGATACCTTCTTTAGTTATGTTACAGATTTACAAGACAAGGATGTAGTATGGGGCAGAGAGAGAGCTTAAACGACTATCTCAAATCTGTCAGAGATAAGTCTTTTGAATGGGGTGAGCATGACTGCCTTACATTTACCAATAACGCCTACAAAGCTATGTACGGCAAGGGTTGGGCTGATGACTGGCTTGGCCGTTATATGAATGGTTCAATGACTTTGCGTAGAAGTGAATTGAAGAAAGAGTTTGGGTTTTCTAGTTTCACATCTGCTGTAGATAATAAGCTACATCGTATAGGCCACATCCCGCCTCTTGGAGCCTTGGTTACAACCAAAGAGGCACAGAGATGGATTATAGGCGTAGCTATGGGCATCTGCACTGGCACTAAAGCTGTTTTTCTATCTAAAGAGGGTATGTTGTTTTTACCACTAGATTACATTCACCAAGCATGGGTTAAAGAGATATGAGTAAGTACAAGCTAGGTGATTACACAGTTCAAAACTGGAATGATTGGGATAGAGTTCCTAGAGATCCAGTAACTGTTGGCGGGGCTATATTGCAAGCTGTTGCACCAGCTTTCGTTGCTGGTTTATCAGGCGCTGCTGCAATAGGATTGGCTTATGTGGTTGGCTACATTGCAATCACAGCAGTCACATCGTGGGCTTTAAATGCACTGACTCCAAAGCCAGATTTTGGTGCGCTTGATAGCTCTGGCATTCTAGTCAATCGTACTGCTGGAATTGCCCCACAAGACTTTATATATGGTGAAGTTCGTAAGGGTGGGATAGTTACATTCTATGAAACTACTGGCTCTGACAATGTATATCTGCACCAAATAATTTGCCTTGCTGGTCACGAAGTAAACTCGATTGGTGATGTTTATATCAACGACCAAATAGCTACATTCAGTGGTAACTTTGTTACAACAGCAGGCTCTGGCTCAGAGCAAGTTAATTGGGATAGCAAGATCCGCATAAAGAAGTATGATGGCTCACAGACTACAGCAGACAGTGATCTGGTGTCTGAAACCAGTGCAACAAGCTCCTTTAAAGGTTTAGGAATAGCTTATCTGTACGTCAGATATGAATATGACCAAGATATATTCCCAAATGGTCTACCTACCATTACGGCTGTTGTGCAAGGTAAAAAGGTTTATGATCCGAGAACGACATCTACCGGCTACAGTAGCAATGCTGCACTTTGCATCCGTGACTTCTTAACTTCATCATATGGGCTAACCGACAGTGCTATAGATGATGTGAGCTTTTCCGCTGCTGCTAATGAATGTGACGAAAACGTTACTTTAGATGGTGGTGGTACTGAAAAGCGCTATTCACTCAATGGCATAGTGCAAGCAAACAGATCTGTCGGTGACGTATTAGGGGATATGGTTACGGCTTGCGCTGGTACGTTGTTTTGGGGTTCTGGCTACTGGAAGCTAAAGGCTGGCGCTTACTCATCACCAGTAAAAACATTAACATTAGATGATTTAAGAAGCTCAATTGCCTTAGACACACGTATAACTATGCGTGATAACTTTAACACTGTTCGAGGCACATTTGTTGACGCTTCACAGGGTTGGATCAGCGCTGACTACCCAGAGGTTACAGGCGCTGCGTTTGTCACGGAGGATAACGGTGAACAAGCGCTGCTTGATTTACAGCTACCCTTTACAACAAGTTCTGCGACTGCACAAAGGCTTGCCAAGCTGACGTTGTATAGAGGTCGTGAGCAGATGACCTTTAGCGCTGACTTTGGGTTAGAGGCGCTTGAGGTTGAAGTCGGGGATATTATTGGCATTACCAATGCTCGATATGGATTTAACGCAAAAGAGTTTGAGGTTGTTGGTTGGAAGTTTTCCTCTGACCAAGATGCTGGTGATCTAAGAGTTAATCTTACGCTAAGAGAAACATCTGCTGCTGCATTCAATTGGAACGCTGAAGAAACAGATATTATCAGCAATAATACAACCTTGCCTAGCATTACTGCTGGTACAGCTATAACAAACCTCACGCTGTCAGACGGTGGATCTGAGGTGCAGGGTGATGGCACTGTCATTAATAGTTTGCTTGCTAGTTGGACAGCGCCAACGAATGCTTTTGTGAGCTATTATGAGGTTGAGTTAAGGCAAACCGCCAGCGCTAATACTACTGTGTTTACCACCTCTGAAACGTCCATTGTTTTATCGCCAGTTATAGATGGTGTGAATTACACAGTAAGAGTTAGAAGCGTATCTGTAACTGGATTTAGAGGGGCTTATGCTTCCGCTTCCGCAACCTCTGGTGGTGACACATCTGCACCAAGCGCACCAACTTCTGTCTCTGCTACTGGTGGCTTCAAATACATTACAGTCAACTGGACTAATCCAGCCAACAGAGATTTAAACTTCGTAGAGATTTACGAAAACTCTAGCAATACAACGTCCGGAGCAACCGTTGTTGGTACATCTTCTGGCAGTGCATTCGTCAGAACAAATTTGGGCATCAACGTCACAAAATATTACTTTCTAAAAGCTGTAGACTTTAGCGGCAACAAGTCTGGATTTACATCTGGCGTGACTGCTACGACTGACTTTATTGATAATGCTGACTTTGAGAATGGCGTCAGACAACTATTTTTAGATCAAGGTTTAGATATTATCGAGCCTGTTTCGTCGTTGCCCGCCGCTGGTGACTTTACAGGGCAACAAGTATTTTTAACCACTAATGGCAAGCTTTATAGATGGACAGGTAGTGCGTGGGTATTGACGATTGCTGCATCTGACGCTGGGGATTTAACTGGTCAAATAACTGGAACCCAGATTTCTGACAATGCGATTACTGCGCCAAAAATATCTGCCAATACTATTACTGGAAATAAGATTGTCGCCAACACGATTACTGGCGGCTTACTTAGTACCTCTGGTATTATTACATCAGCAGCGCAAATTAATGATGGTTTGATCGAGAACGCCAAAATAGCCAATGCTGCAATTACGACTGCTAAAATTTCTGACGGTCAAGTTACTAACGCTAAAATCGGCAACACTATACAATCCACAAATTACTCTGCTGGGTCTTCTGGTTGGAGTATAAACAAAAACGGCTCTGCTGAGTTCAACGGAGTTGTTCTCTCTAGGCAGCTTATGGTTGATAGCGGTACTTTTACAGCGTCAGCTTTTACCTGCAATGCTAATTCTAGTTTCGATATTGATAAAACTTATAATTTAGAAGCCACAAACGTACCTATCAGCGCATGGTCGGGAACTAACTTTACCTATCTAGCAACCGCTGGTCTTAGCAGTGTGGCTGCTTTTGGAACTACATCTCAGATCCCAAATATTTATTGGGGTGTTAGAACTGTAGTGTTACCTTTGACTAGGTGGTCTGGAAACCAAACGTTAAGACTGCGATTTGAGATTTGGGGCAAGTATTTAACAGGTATGGGTAACGCTAGTGATACAAGCTACCCGCCTTCTGGGAATTTTAATATTAATTGGAAAATTTACAAGGTGACATAATGCAAGTTGGAGATATTATAAGCGGTTTTGAGGACGAAGATGGAATTACACTGCATCAGATAATTATGAAGGGCGACGAGGTTTCAGGTATATCTGTTATTCAGTACAAACCCACAGATGAAAACTTCGCTTGGGCAATACAGCAGCTAGCTGCTCTAGAACAAAATGAGGAATAATAATGGCATACAAACTAGGAACACGTAGCTTACAGAACTTGTCAGGAGTACACCCTGATATGCAAGCTGTAGTTAAGAAAGCAATAGAGATCACTGAGGTAGACTTCACAGTTATCGAAGGTATACGTCATATTGATCGTCAGAGACAGTTACTCAAAGAGGGTAAGTCAACTACCCTTAACTCAAGACACATCACAGGCCATGCTGTAGACATGGTTCCTTGGCCTGTAGATTGGGAAGACTTAGATAGGTTTGAAACTATGGCTGAAGCTATGAAGGATGCAGCAGAAGAG